ACTACCACTGGCCACGCTATAAGACCCTTTTATTTCCGAAGCTCCTTCTAGAGAAATGCTTCTGAAAATATGTCCCTGTACCATATCGGCATATCTTGCAACACCATCATAAACCGCTACTGCTCCCGAAGTATATCCAGCACCGGCTGCTACAACATTTATTGCAGTGATGACACCGCTTGTCACCGTTGCCGTCCGTGTAGCCTGAGTCGTGCATGTGCCGACAACCGTCAGTGTAATTGTCCCGTTACCGCCTGATAGATATCCGCTACCGCCATTGGTTATTGTAATGGATGGAACATTGCCTGTTACCGACACTGCAAGATGGGCAGGAACTCCGGTAAACCGTGCGCCTGCTAAACTACCGATAGTGCGGCGTGTCGTATTCGCCTCTTCCCATGACACATCATCCCATGTTGTATTAGGATAAAGCGTTGCAGGATCAGCATCATTCGTACCTTGAAAATATACAAAACCAACAGGAGGTGTACATGCCTTTATCCATGTGACTGTACCTGCTGTTAATATATCCCCGATATATTCATACCCGCCTGTACGCCGTGCCCTGTATCTTGCACCTGTTGCAGAATATCCCCCAACCTCGCACATTACATACCAGTTGTGTGCATCAGGCACATTCGGAGCTGTCGATGCAAAAGCTGCATAATCACCTACATGCAGAAGTGATGTTATTACATCTGTCGTAAGAAGCGGTATATCAGCAGCATTTGCCGCACGTCCCCAGTTGAGATTATTTGCAAGTGCTGTAGCCATGTTGGATTTAAGTGCAGATAATCCCAGTAAACTTGCACCACCTGCACCAAGTTCCGATGCAAGTGCTGTTGGCCAATTGGTACCCAAAGTTGATGATAAAGCTGCTTTTAAATTTGCATATGTTATGTATCCTGCAATACCTCCGGCTGCGTTGTACAATTTAATTCTGTCCGCATCGGCCATAGCAGTCTGTGCTGTACCTGCCGCGGCTAAAGCACTGGCAAGATTTGCATATGTTATATATCCGGCTACAGCACCGCCGGCATTGTATACAGGTATACTGTCTGCCCCTGATATAGTTGTCTGTACAGTACCGCCGGTTATAATTTTTTTTGCAAGACTGCTTATGATGATTTTTATATTTTTAGAGTTCGCGGTATCGTAACCTACTACTTTGTCTTCGTAAGTAGGTTCTGTTTTTTCGTCAAACGAATCACCGCTTACCACATTATCAGTCGTTATGTTTTCAGCCATAATACCTCCTTAATTATTATATTTTTATAAAATTCTGGTTATCAATATATATGCATGACCCGACGGAACAGAATATAAATCATCTGTAATTTGTTAAATTAATTATATCTTAAATACCAATGAAAATCTGGGACTGTTCCACTGACTAAAACTATTAAATTATTAATAGAGCCGCCGATGGACCCTAAATCTATATAATATCCTGCTGGATAAGTTTCACCGGGAGAATATGCCTTGCAAAGTCTTGTAGATGTTGCCGTCGCCGCATTGCCGGTGCAAGACGATGACGTAGCCGCGTTCCCGCTGCATGATGCGGCGGTTGTTGCGGTTGCGGCGTTCCCGCTGCATGACGATGACGTAGCGGCGTTCCCGCTGCATGATGCGGCGGTTGTTGCGGTTGCGGCGTTGCCGGTTGTGGATTGATTTCCGGATATATTTACGCCGGGAAGATTTATATTTGCAGAGCCGTCAAAACTCACACCGCCTATTGTTCTTGCAGTTGTCAGCCTTTCAGCAGATTCAACTCCGCCTTTCACGGTATCTGCCAATGTAGCAGTAGCCGCATTACCTGATATATCCCCTTGGATTGTTTCTGAAAAAGTTTTCGTCCCTGCAATGGTAAGATCATCGTTAATAATCGATCCGTATGAGTTATCCACATCAACTTTACGTGCAATATCACTGTCTGCTGACGGAGCTAAAACCTGAGACCTGCCGTTAGCATCCCTCCACATAAGTCTCGATGCCAGTGCCGATGCTGATGCACCATGCGGCTGTGTATTTGCTGTATGGGTAAGAAGGGTCTCTTTTATCTCATTAACTGATCCGAGACGGAAAGTGACAGCGGTATCCGCAGTCCATCCACTGTTTATCTGTCCGTCGTAATCAGCGCTGGAATTTTTTATATTCGAAGCAACAATAGTTGTTACACCGTAAGGAACTTTTACTTCAGCCAGTTTCATGTATCCGCTGTCAACATCCGGAGCAACGCTTGTTCCAGCTGTACCTGTTACTACTTTTATTTCTGCTGATAATTTATATTTAGTATAGACGCTGGAATAAGACTCATTGCCAGTAGTCGGGTCTTTGAATTTTCTTGTCTGTGCATCCAGATCGGTTTTTTTAAGTTTACATTCTACCGTATCAATCCTGTCATTGGAAGCATCTGCTGCCGTAATAGAAACGGACAGATCTGACGACAGAAAACATATCTCCTCTGCATTCTTCCGGTATCCGAAACCTGCTTTAATAAGTACGTTCATACTCGGTGTTGTTTCCTGTTGTACCTCAAGACCAGAAACAATTACATCATGCGTTATATCCGCAAACCATTGACTGAACAGATCTGATACAGTATCAAAAGCAGAATCAGCCGCAAGCTGGAAGTCTTCTGTTTTTGTAATTTCCGAGTCTATAAAATGTGTTCTTGTTATTTCACCCATACTCTTTAATCCTCCCCTATAAATGAAAATACAGCTTTTACACCCGCCGGTTTTATATCATTTAGAATTTTCTGATAAAAATTAGAAGGATAACTTGCACCGGCACCGAAAATAAAATCATTGTCCATAAAAGTAGCATTGTCTTCGTTGAGTCCTACCCTGCCCAGTACCGAAGAACCGGAACCCAGAACACTTGACCCGTTGCCAAGTACCTGTGTAGTTATCGGATCATTTCCTGCCGGCCAGTTGTTTACATACTCTCCGACAGGACTTAATATTTTATAGATAATTTTTATATACGGATACGCTGCTTTTAATCCATACTGAATGTAATCTGTCATAAAAGTGTCTGAGCTTTCCGCCGGTTCAAAGGTTATTTTTGCCGTATCATCTGAACTGAATATTATAAAAAGTTCCTGAATTTTATAATATGCAGTACTGTTTGATACTGTTTTAGATGATGCAGCGGCATTCCATGCCATTGTCGTAAAATTCCAGTAATAACTGTCAGAAGTTCTCTGCACGGTGATTTTACCGTTGCCTGTATAAGGAACAAGAAGTATATATGTTCCCGCCGCACTTGTGACATCCTGATAAACGCTTCCCGTGCCTGTAAGCGAAAGACATTTAGACCCTTCAAACTGTCCGTCAGAAAGGATATTCACTGTGCTTCCCGAAGGTATCCAGTTTCCGAACTGTGCTGTTTTTACTCCTACCTCATAATCTTCAAAATCATTGCCTGTCAAAAGATTTGTATCCACCCAGTTTTCTACAAGATAAAGATAGTTTATATCAAGCAGGTAGCTGAATGAATCAATTATTGACCACTTCGTAGCCCATGAAAGATTTTTGTTCTTTCTGAAAAATATAGGGATATACTTGAAAAGCTGTGCATCTGTCATCTGAAGACTTCTTGTATATCCTGTGGTTCTTTTTATAAGTTCATCCAGAAGTTCCCCCGTGACATTGTCTGCCGTGACGGGTACACTGCTGCATTCCTCTGCATTAGTTCTGTATGTGTCAAATTCCTGTGAAATTCCTTCCCATATAACAGCAGTATTTTCAAGACTGCCTTTTTTTATAAGAGCCGGCTGTTTATCAATAAAAGAAACATAACTTGACATTTTACTCTTCCTGATCCATCGTAAGCGTTATTGTTCCGGCTCTTATAATCTCGCTGTTGTCAGCAGTCACGTTGTCAGAGGGAGAAGATATAACTATATCTGTAACATATGTATAATTTAATATTGCCTTCATAAGCTGAGATCTTATGAGGGTTTCACCTAGAACAAGACTGTTTATGTATGATGTAATTGCGCTTCCAAGGGTTGACTTTGCTTCATCTACATCAACATCATAATTAACGGTAATAGTAGCTGTAACCGCCTGATAAAGAATTGTAGGAGCCAGTATATCACAGTTTATTCCGGCAGCCCTGTATCCCGGATTTGTCTGTGTTCCGTCTCCGTCAATAATATTTTTTACAACTGCGATCATCTCGCTGCTTGCTGACCCGTTACCGTCGTCTATATAAAGAGTAAAATTATAAAGATTGCTTTTCGGTGGAAAATGTTCAAGCACTGAAGCCGATCTTACTGATGTATTCAACAGAGCTGCATACATAATTCCATATTTATTACTTTTTGAAAGTCCCATAATGTAAGAACGGAACCGTGACAGCATCTGGGATGTCGTTTCAGCATCTACACCACCGGACATAGCCGATGAGTTTGTTACAGAATCAGCATCCACAGAAGATACAATAGTTGTTACAGTACCGGCGGATACGTTGCCTGTCGTACCTGATGTTACGGCCTTGACGGCTACAGATACATTTGCCGTTCCTATGGCCATTGACGCATCTGCTGTAGTCTCAAATACGACTCCTCCGGTAGTAGATACCTGAGTTCCCGATGATATTGTTACTGCCGCCGTTGTATCAGTTCTGGCAAAGGTGACTGATCCTGTGGCCGCCACTGCATCTTTCGCAGAAAAATCAAATATAGAGTAGGGAAGTCTTTTAAGAACTTCTGTAAATCCGGCTCTGTCTTCTGCGTATGCCTGAGCAAGTTGTCTTGAGAAAGCTTCTATTTCTGAAGAAAGGACACCTCCGTCATTAAAATCTGTTATAATATCCTGATTGGCTATTATATAAGCTTTAATTGAAGCATAAATGGCGGAATATGTCCGTAAATTGAAGCTCATTCTTTTTACCCCGTTATATATAAAAAAAGCACGACGATATTACCGCCGTGCCCCTTCTTCTTTTTTGGAAACACTTATTTCTTAATTAATGATACAACTTTCTATAATATTTTTCAAGAGGAAACGCTTGATGTGAAGCTGTATGTTCCCCCGTTTTCCAGATTTGCATTGTAAGACAGATAAACAGTGCTTCCGTCAACTTTTGTGCTGAAATTTTCAACGCTGTTTATTCTGGGATCCTGAACAAGCGTATCTTTTACGGATGAAACGAAGACTAAAAGACTTGCCGAATCTACTGTACCGGCAGCACTTGTTATTCCGTAATTATCAAGTCTTACACGTGAACTTTTATCTTCTGCCAGCCTCAGATTCATTGCCTGTCCCACATTGTTTTCACTGTCAACTGTTTTATAATCTCCATACTCTGCAAGTTCCATGTCATTGTTATCGGACAAAGAAATATCAGTTCCATAAAAATCTGTACCTGATGCAGAATAAGTCTCATTGTTGTTTATCGACTGAGTGTATGACAGATACGGTATTTTAAGTTCCATACCCGTAATAATATCAGAATCACCCTTTATATTATTATAAATTGCAATCGTATTCGCATAGTCAGCGCTTCCATAATATTTTACCGCAAGTTTGTCAAGAGTTGTTTCTGACGTAGCTGTTTCTGATTTATATCCATATGTTTTTAAAAGGGACAGCTCTGTATCCGTCGTCCCGCTTGTCGTTGTATTACTGCTTATTATGGTCGCTGATACTGCTCCGGACGTATCGCTTGGGACAGTCTCAACAGTCGGTGTGTTTCCAAGTTTTTTTGCTGTTGCACGTACACTGTATGCATCATCCTCAACATTGAACAGGTCTGTGTATATTTCAACGGTTGTATCTGCTTTTGTTTCTACATCAGTCAGATCATTTTCTATTGTATCAACGGAATTTTCAAATGATGTGCGTATGTCCTGTACTGCATCAACAAGTTCTGTGGCGAGAGACATGGGAAATTCTATTATCTGGAATGTTGAATTTATTCCTGTTTCCGTTGTTGTTATAAACCCTTCAAGAGTATCCGCATATTCTGTTACCGATGATACAAGATCATCGCAGAGGCTTTCTGCATATACTATTGTACTTACTACGGATGTATAGGATGCAAGGATTTTTTTTAGTGCTGCAAGTCCTGTCTGTACTGCTGTAACAAGAGACTCCAGCAGTTCAATTGCCGTAGAACCATAAAGACCGTTTGTTTTGTATGATTTAATTCCTAAAGGATGTATCCCGGTGAATTCTATAGAATAATTCCAGAACAAAGGTCTTGATGCGTCCCTTGAAATTGTAACATCTTTAAGATTTACTTCCCATCCGGAATATTTTGAAGCAACACCCGTTACTGTTGACTGACTCAAATCATACAGATATAGTTTATAATCTGCAAAATCCGTTGGATATGTATTTTTATACTGTGCAATGTCATTTAATATAATCTGAGATTCGGTTTCCCCGTTTACAAACTGTGCGACTCCGTTGAATTTTATTTCTTTAAGCTGGGAATTTCCCGTATTACCCGAAAGAGATATCTGGGCAGTATCGGTTCCATAATCATCAGTAAACAATCCGCCGAAAGTTCTTTTTTCATTTATTCTCTGGCCTATCTTTATTTTAGATGACTGCGGCGGCATAGAAAAAGCAAAAGACTGCACAACTATCTTACTGCTGTTCAGAATTTCAAGATAATAAGCTTTCTGCCACAAATTTGTGTAATATGCATAATCAGTACTTGTCGCCATATCAATCCGCCTTTACTGCACTTTGACCAGCCGTAAGTATTTCTACCTGCTGGGCAGCATATGTTACTGTATTCCCGTCAGAATCCACCCCGGTAAAAGTTGCCGTTACAGAATCTCCAGAAAGGACAACAGTCTTTGAATCAGCTTTTGTACTTGTGCTTCCTGCCGTTATAGTTCCTGATCCGGTTACGGTACCTGATACGCTCCCTGTACCGCTTCCTCCTGCAAAAGTCCAAGATAAAGATCCAGAATATACTCCGTTGTTATCAATAAGCACATCAGTACTTGGTACCGATGTAATAGTAAATATACCACCCGTAACAACAGCACCTGTTCCGAATCCCACTGTTCCTCCGTTTACCATGATATATTTCACGACGTTACCTCAAGATGACTGTTTATTGTCACTTTACCGCTTGCCATCGCTATCGTATTATTGTTCTTATCAGTAATATTAATCCCGTCACTGTTCATGACAAATTTGTTTGAATTCCAGTCTGTAACTGATATTATACTGTTTTTCTTATTTATTGTAATGGAAAAAGAACTGTTATCTTTATCAGTTATGATATAATTGCCTGTGGAACGGTCATATACGGTCTGTATCCCGCCTTTTAAAAGATGTGTTATCTTATTCTCTTCCCCTGTAACCAGCCTGTCAGTATCCTTTTTAATGTCTATCGGAGAATCCTGCACACGGACACCGGAAATATTCTGCTGCCCATAAGGAAAAAAAACAGACACCCTTGAACCTACAGGCGGCATATCAGTTTTACCGGCACCGTCTCCTGACTCCCATTCTCGTGACGGGACAGAAACATATTTAATCGTTATTCCGTTGTCAAGTTTTACCGATACCGCGGCAAGTTTTATATAAATGTTTGTAACATATCCATAAACAATATTTATATTTTTACCGAATGTATCCGCCTGGGATAACCCTGACTGAGTAACAGGTTTATTGTCTTCTATTATTATCCTTTTCATACACCGTTGTCCTGCATCTCAACTGCTGTTGTTCCTATTTTATTCCCTGTTTTTTCAAGTTTTCTGAAAAACCAGTTTTTGTCAGACTCATCTGAGCCGGAACTAAAATTAGAGTTATATATACCACCCCTTGTAACGCGCAGTGTTGTCCTCATTTCACCGCCGTATGTCCAGCTTCCTTCTACAGACTCAACATAAAACTGTGCTCCATGCCAGTATATTCTTTCTCCGGCGAGAGGAGAATCTTCCATTGTCATACCCGCTATCGTCCCTTTGAGCATCTCGTCCATCCTTTTATACCAGTCAAAAAGTTGCTTTGAATACGCCGACATCAGCTGCTCATCTGTTACTGTTTTTCCGCCGGGGAATACGTCCCCTTTTATTCCGCTTTTTGGAATTGTTATTTTATTTTTATTGTCAGAAAGAACCCCGATGTCACAAAATCTAAAAGAGACTTCCAGCGGCTTATATCCGTACATCATCCATTTTTTTTGTAAAACCGTTTTATCATAAGATGACAAAGATGAACTTTTTGGCCATATGATCCCGTTTTTATAAGTAACTCTTGCTACTTCGTATGGGTCGGAACTTCCTGACATATATGCAAAAAACCATGTTTTAATTTCATCTATAGAAAACTCAAGTTCCGTATCATCATAATATAAAGGATCAAGTGTTGTTATATTAAGATTCATCCATGCATCCGGTGAGAAAGGTGTAGGCCGAAGAATTATCACATATTTTTTCTGTACAGGTTCCCATCTGATGAAGAATTCCTGTAAAGGTTTACATACGAGCATATCCCATATGCCTTTAAGTGTATTCCCGTCATAACTAAAAAGAGAACCGGAAAAAGGATACTTCATATACATGTTTGAGTAAACAGAAGAGAAAACAAGATACTGATCTACTACTTTCCATATCCCTTCTCCTTCTGTAAATCCGGCGAGATCAGCAATAACAGTTTTATAAGCATCTTTTATTGTGCTTAATATTGACTGCATGGAAGATCCGGCAGCATGATATGATGCAAGTTTGGTAATTAAAGAATTATTTATGGAGTCTAAATTTGTCTTTGCCGATGCAAGTACAATATTGTCAAGAGTCAGAGAAAAATTCTCTATTATACCTCCGACTCCGTATCCTGATACAACTATCGTTCTTTCTGGTTTATCCCCGTCCATACGTGCATTGTATTTAAGAGATTTTATTATTCCTACGTATTTAAGTTTCTTGAATTCATATATTTTAACAACATCATTGACAAGAAAATAGTCCATGGCTGTCTTTTTGCTGTTGCCTACAAAAGCCGGTAAAAGTGTCATAGAGAAATCAGACGAGAACGATTCTATTTCATTTCTGTATCTGTAATCTACAAGAACATTATTAGTTGCGTCTGAATTGAACTGGGCAACAGAAGTTTCAGCATAATCATCCGCAGAAAAATAATTCGGACGGACAACGGAAACAACAAATTCAGGCGTTCTTTTATAACTTCTCATTATCTTTTCCTTATAACAACAGGGCTATTGTTGGCTGTTTTAAGTTCATTTAATATCTGATTTAACATTCCTACAGCTCCGGCTTCTTTTTCTATCTCTGATGCTGCTTGTTTTATTTCTTTTGCAGACCAGTCTGTTTTTTCCTGATTATTAATATCAGCAATTCTGTTCATGAAATTTGGATCTTTTTCTGTCGCCAGTCTTACAAAATATTTGTTTTGCAAGGCGCTATTTATTAACTGAATATCATCCCGTGCATCATTTGTATTTAATCCATACCGAGAATATAGCCACATAGAGGCTGATTTCACATCTCCTCCCTTTCCGGTAAGGGCAGCATTTGCAGCTGAAAGACTACCGAAGTTGCTGCTCATAAATTTATCATCTACATATCCGGCTCTTTTCATGGCGTTTTTTCTTGCGGTAACTTCCCTTTCTTCTACTGTAGTTTCATTTTTGCCGCTTATTAAACTTTCATATGTTCCGTCTCTGTTACCGGCAAGACTTGTTATAGCACTTACTCCTCTGAGTACGCCTGACTTAACGTCAGAAGTTCCTGTAGCAATATTACGTACATCTCCTGCAATCTGCTCCTGATATTTTAATATATCCACTTCTGTTGTATTTTTAATTTCCGTCCCCGGCCCGCTCGTTGCCTTGTAAACTTTCGCAATATCATCGGCACTTTTAGCACTGAGCATATCTCTTGCAACTGTATAATTAACTCCGTATGCCTGTCTTACAAGTTCTATCTGCTCTGTGTTTGATGATCCTGATATTGATTTTCTGTACTGATCAAATATCTTCGGACTGAAACCGGACTCCAGTCTTGACATCGTGTCAGTATAATTTTCCCCGGGTTTTCTTGCAGATTCGTAAAGAAGCATACTTCCGCTTGAACTTAAAGAAGTTGCGCCTGCCTGTGCTCCTGAAAGGTTCTGATACATTGCGGCTCCGCCCTGCCCTGCAGCTCTTTCTCCGAATGCTCCGTATAACCAGTTCTGAGCCTGAACCATGGTTTTTACATTTTCGTTTGTAAGATTTACACCTCCGGAAACATTACCCTGAAGCATGGACAATAAAGCCTGAGCCTGCTCATCAGTTCTTGCCCATCCTACCGTTTTTCCTGCACTTCCAAGCGCATAATTCGATAAATTACCTGCAAGTCCAAACCTGCTTCCAATAGCTGATAATGATGTAAGACTTGCAAGAGGAGAAGCATACCCTAAAGACCGTGACTGACGCATAACGTCTTCACTTAATCCTGTGGCAGCTCCCGACTGAGTACCGCCGCGCATAAGTGATTCTATTGTCTGCGCTCCCTGAGTTATCTTGTATCCATATTCTGCTGAAACATTTGTAATGCTCCGCATCGTCGTACGGAAATTCTCAGACTGTTCTTTTGCTGTTTCTCCAAATCTCCCAAGTGCTGCTGTAGCAGATATAACCTGTGGCGCTACGTTTTCGTACTGTTTTGACAACTCATTACCGGCAAATCCAGTCCCTATAACGGCGCCTGCTCCTCCCATCGCAATTTTTGCAGGCATCGGCAAATCTTTCCACATCTTTGATATGTCACTGAAAATATCACCACCGGCTCCTACAACGGCACCTGCCGCATCCCTCGTTACTCCGCCGGCAAGTCCTCCCACTGTATGTCCGAAAGAAAAAATATTATGCGCCCAGTTAGTTCCATCAGAAGACGATAAATTGGTATTTCTTGTCTGCTTCGCTCTGAGACTTTCTATCTTGTCAAGGGTTTTTAACTGGTTTTCAAGCCCTGAGTTATATTCATCCCAGAACTGCTCAACTTTGCCGGGATCTGTAACACCCATAACATCGGAAATTTTCTGCTTGAAACTGTCAAAATCATTTGCGGCATTTTTCATACCGCTGGTGTCTACATCTACATGATATCTTATATCAGGCATTGTTTATTTCCTTTGTTATTTTATCAATCTGCTGCTTGCTGTATCCTATGTTTAAAAGCAAGTCTGGATCCGGAGCTTTATTAACTCGATGCTTCCAGTATTCTTTTTTCATTTCATCTTCGGGAACCATATTCAGATAATTGCTTATGATAATTGAAATCTGGTCTTCTGTAAGATCTGTAACTCTTTTATCCGTAGGCAACAACTTAAAATGCTCACATATCCATAATTTCTCAATTGTTTCCTGATTTGTCTGCTGACTCAGATTTTCCAGATCGATTGTTTTTAATTTTTTCCCGAATTCCTGAGCAAAACGTAATGCCTGTGTTGAAAACCTCATCAGCAGTCTCCTGATCAGGAAAATCAGCCCACGTAGATACCTCCTTGAATTTTTCCGGGACTTTTGAAATAAGAACATCAAGAGTTGCCCATTTCTGGAACTGATAAAGCATTCCGTCGTCAAAAGTATTCTGAGGATGATCCCCCATATATTCAGATCTCCGTCTGGCAATGTTGATTGAATCACTTCCTGACGGGTACCTGAATTCAAATTCACCATAACAGGTATCAATTTTTTTATTAACAGGATCACCACTGAGCAGTTTTCCTATAATATCTTCTTTGACCTGAATAACAGGTTTCTCACTGCTGTTTTTCAGAGTTTCTTCTGCAGGTTTCTGTTCAAATAATTTTCCGATTGAAAAACCTTTCTTTACTTCCATAAATTCCACCTCTGTTCAAATTTAGATATGAAATTATACCGTCCTTTCGATAGAAAGTAAAGTTATGTTCTGTGACACATAACTGTTCGGCGCAATTCTTGATCCGTCAGAAGATATTATTGCCTGAGAGAAAGCGTTTATGACTTCTCCTGTGGCTGTGTTGTAAAAATCAAGATAATCAAAGGTTTTCCCTTTTCCTGCTTCCTGTACCTCACTTCTTGTAGAAAGAAGATCGGTCAGTGTCGTGTCACCGGCTCCCGGATATCCTGTACTTGCCTTGTTTTCAGGAACGAAAGTCCCTATTGTAATAGAGCATGTATATCCCTGAGAATCTATAGATGCAGGACCAAGATATCCTATGACGGCCGCCGGCTGAAGCTGGAAATCTTCACTGTAAGATGCTTCAGTTGCAAGTCCTATGACCTTCAGAGTCCCGCCGGATGCTTCCCTGATACGCACCTGACACCATGCGCCGCCTGCGATTATTTTAGTTGTAGCTGTAGGTAAAGCCATTATTTATTCCTCCTGTTCATCATTACAAAGCAACCGTTTCACTCAATACGTGAAGGTTAGCCGTGCCGAAAATAAAGTTTCTGGGTGCTGTAAGATATACATGATACTCAACAAAAAGAGCATCCCCGTCTTCTGTCATAGTTATACCCCATATCAAGTCATGATCTGTTCCCTTGACTATATATCCTGAATTTTTCCAAGACACAGCCTTTGATTTAAGCACACTTGATATGGTTCCTGTATCAACTGCTGACTGAGGACGGCCTATATCACCGGCAAACGCTGCACGGAAATCTTTTGACATATATAAAGCTTCACGCATCATAGAACGTTCATTCTTCTGCAGAAGATCTCCTTGATAGGTTGTTACAGCCCTGACCGTGATAAAGTTTCCGGAATCATCTTTCGCACCTGCTGTAACACCGCCTGCAATAAGTTTTTCTGTTTCCGTCTTTGTTAATGTCTTTTCCCATGACAGTACACTTATCTGTTTATTAGTAAGAGGTTCGTTGACGGAGACTGCCATCTCCTGCCCGATAAGTTTACAGGCATACATTGCACAGGACCAAGTGGATATTCCATTGTCAGTATCAACAGGATCATATGCGGTAAATCCGGGAAAACAAAGATTACCGTATTCCGAGCTGAGGTTTTTAGCTCTGGTTATAGTTGCGGCAACCGTTTCACCCGAAGAGCCTCCAACCCAGAACATACGTTCATGCTTGCCGGTTGTACCTGACATACTTTCACAGTGCTGCTGAATAAGAAGATGTACAGCTTCATCTGTAGATGTAGTTGCTATCATTGAGGCATCTTCTGTTTCAAGTGCCGTAAGTGCATTCTCATAGTCGGTAGATGTCTGTGTACCGGAAGTTCCCCCGGAAAGATAAACATAAGCTGTATCAACGGCAGGAACAATTCTCGTTGTAGTAGCAGAAGGATGTGCGGCAGTCACATAAGCAGACTGATTGATTGTGTCGATAATTTCCATTAAATCGGCATGTACTGTATACGCTGCTGTTTTAATATCGGAAGAAGTTACTGTATCAAGTTCCACTGTTTTTTCAGATCCGTCACCGGTTACAAGAGTGGCCTGATAGTTAGTCAGTGTATTTATATAATCAACTAAATCCTGTACAGTTGTGTAAGTATCAAAGCTTATACTCTGATCAGCCACACTGTCTACTGTTGTAGTTATTCCGGATGTAGTAAGTGTCATAACACAAGCTGTACCGCTGCCTGTGTACTGTACTGAGAAAGACGGATGTGTTATATCATCCCATGATTCAGTATCGGTATTACCATATTTGATTGTTATCTTGTATGTTCCCAGAGTACTTCCTGCTTCAAACTTTCTTGATATGCTGTTTGTATGGACACCATAATCCACAGAAGTCAATGAAATCTGGATAGCTGGTACGCTGTCTTTCATTGTTCCTGAAGATTGTGATCCGGCATTAATTCTCATTGCATAAACATACTGCGGGACAAGACTTGCACCGGGATTGAATGCAAAATATACGCCGCGCAACAGATCGCCATCAAGCAGTGTTGCTTTCGCTTCTGATGGAGATGCAAACTGCAGCAGTGTATCAGGTGTACCGCCTTTGGACGGACCAAGTATAACACCTACATTTGCAGAGACTCCTCCACCGCTTCCCTTGATAAAAGCATTTCTTGTATATACGCCGGGAATATAATGTTGCGTTCTCTGGCCGGCCGTCTCAAATACTACAGGACTTACACCCATTTTTATTTACCTCCAATTAAACAGCCGGTTTTTCAATCCGTCTGTCAATAATTTCTTTCCATTCTGCAACAGTATGCAGCTCACCTTTATACAATTTACATAAGACTTTCTTCATCATTTCTGAAATATCTGATCTGGTCTCAAGATATTTTGTTATGTAAGAAGGAATTTCTGTAACTTTTTCTTCTTTAGCCATTTTTAACCTCCCCAATAAGTTTTCCTATAATTTCCTTACTTTTTACTGTTGTGTCATATGATACCTGCAGCACCGGATAATCTACACTCATGGTAAATCTCGCACCATATAACGTTCTTCCTGCAACATCAAAATTATAATATCCGCTGCGCTGCCCCTGAATTGTATTTGTAAATATTACAATATTTGTGTCTTTATGCAATTGTATCATTTCCGGTCCGGTTAAATAACCTAAAATCAGATTGTACAAATCGTTTTTAATCCGTAGATTTTCCGCCCATATTTCAAAAGAAATATTGTCACGCCATGTTGTCGTGTGTTGTATTCCGTACAGCATATTGTTAGCTGCAAGGTATGCTTTTACCGCAGTAAGTGCCGTTGCAGACAGATACCAGTCTTTTTTTTCAAAACTGTCATCTATATCACCTTTATCCAGTTCTGCAATCTCCCAGTTCTTTCCCATACCGGGCACTTCACCGTCATTTGATGAGATTATTGTAACTGAAGGAAAAAGATCTGGACGTACAGAACCATCCGGTCCGCCAAGTATCTGCTCAAACGGATGATCATTTGATATGTTTATATTCTTGAAATTCGGATACTGTTCTCCCCATTTAATGTTTGTGTTCAGATAAGTTGAGAAGTTGTCCTTCAGAAGTTCCTCTGTAACAGGAACTTTAGTCATTATATATATTGCCATTATTCTGACGTCTCCCCGAAAGCATTTTTTAAATCAACGTTAAACGCCTCGTTAACCATTTTATCCACTTTACCCGTCATGAAATCTGCGGTCTGTTTTGCTATCTGCATACCTTTTGTTGCCGGTTTTATCCATGAATTCTTAGGTGAGTCGGCAGATATTACACGAAAAGTCATGTATCCTGCACCCTGCATTTTTACCATACCGCTTATATATGGTGTACCTGTATTCAGTGAATTTTCTACACCTTCAAAAGCATCTCCCTGTAACCGGCTTCCCCATGAATAGGAAGAACGTTTCTGCAATTCTCCCCAGAAATTACTTGTATATTTATCACCTTCAAGAACTATAGTTTTCTTGAAAGTCCCTTTTCTCATTTCTGTTCGTAACCTGTTATAAATTTGTTCCGGAATAATATTTTTTATTCCTATCCGTGCTCCGCTTTTAGGCGTTCCCCATCTGACAGGAACAATAAGATATGGAACATACCTGTATCCGCCACCTTCCTTCTTTGGTATTTTTTTCTTTGCGACTCTTCCCCGCGGCCCGTACGGATGTGTCTGTTTGAAGTCTACCGCCTGTGTACCGTTTTCAAGCCAGTCTGCAACATCAGAATGATTGTAAATTGTATAATCCCACATACCGTTCTGTTTTACGGCAACCCCGGCAGCATATCCACCTGACGGATTTTTTATTTTATCACCTGACGGTAACGGTTCCCCGCCTGCGTATGCTTTCCACTGCTCTGCAATCGCATATGCCCCGGCTTTTACTGCCTGAGCAGCATTAGGAAACATTACAGACATAGGCAGTCCCATGCTGAACTGTTTCATTCTGTCTATTGCTTCGAGAATATCGGAATCTATCGACGCCTGTATTGTTATCATAGTGGGTCTCCTGATGATTTTCCCGTCATTAATTTAAGCGCTGCACGCATCGGGAACCGCTTGTTTTCACTCGAACGGACGTTTGGCAGGTTAGGAATAACTCTATATGACATGAGTGCTACGTATTCTACGGCATAATAACTTCCATCTGTCGGTCTGGTGTCAGAAATCCACCGTATCGTATCCCGTCCTGTTCTCTGGAAGTGTGTACCTTCTGTATACACTGTATTTACACTGTCTTTCGTTGCGTAAAGACTTCTTATTTCTGTTACAAAATGATCAGGAAGTTCATCTTCAAGGTTTATCGAATTTCTTCTTACTATATGTTTTCTTATCTGAGAAGAATTCCAGCAACTTATTATGTCATCCTGTGCAATCCGGTATTTATACGGAAACACAAGGATACTGTCTCCGCCGATATCTTTAAGTGCATCCCTGTCAACCACAGAAAGATTCTGATTGATTATTGCCACTTTGAAAGGCGGCATATATTTTGCGCTGACAGTAAGAATATCACCTACTGCCGGTTCACTGCTCGTAACATCAATTATAATTCTGTCTACCGAAAAACTTATTACTGTAAAACTGTTGCCGGAACTGTCTTTCACGCTTGTAACATCTGCTAAGTCATAAGGAACTGTCATTGTTGCATTGAGAAATTCTTTTTCGTTGAACATAACAATTCCGTTTCCGGCATAATAAGCAATTTCTGAAGGGAGCGCTACCTCTCTTGGCGACTTATAAGTTACAAACACTGTTTCACGCCCTGAAAGAGTCTCTGTTACTTTAAGCCACTGACCGTACACCCCTTCAATGGTTAAAAAAGTTCCGTCCGGTAAATATGCTGATTCTACAGTAGTTCCGTCTGCCACTTCGGTTATAAGGTCTATTGTGTGCGAATCTACTGCTTTGCAGTCTGATTCTATTATTTCTTCATTATTATCAAAAGAGTACTGCCAGCCGACACCTTTACATAATGTACATGCCGGATCAGGCTGATTATGGGAATCTGCACAACCACACTTATGGGCAACAGACCATCTTACCCACTGACCATGACGGATTATTAATCCTTCAAAGTTCTGCGGATTTGATTCTATTACTATAGGAGAATTTCTTCCAAGTCCGGTTGTTATAGCCATTAAAAAACCTCTGACATTATATTGCACCTGCAAAAGATGTATGATATTTATATCTGTTTCTATCGAGAAAAGTCTTAATATCCTTGAGATATACAAGAATTCTAGCCCCGAAATAGGCATTTGTTGCACTCTGTGTGCTACTGAACGATTCTGATATTCCGTCAAGACTTAAACTTGAGGAAGCAAAACCTGCAATCAAACCGTCTCCTATAATATTAAGCAATCTACATGCTGCTGCCTTACCGATAATATCCCGTAATTCAGACGGAACTTTAGAAGAATCTGAATATCCGGCAGTATAAGACAATCTGTATCCATGAGGATAATCTACCGTAGAAAGATAGTTGTATGAAAGGAATGTTGGGGAAACTCTTATAGTCCCCATAGGACCTACCCTTGGATAGAAAAATATCTCACCTTTATCATAATTAACACGCATCCAGTCTTTAAGATCAAGAATTTTCTGGTCTGTTATTGTATATAGTACAAAATCTTCAACCGATAATATAGGTCTTCGTTTTGTGTTCAGTCTGCCGCCGACATTCCAGTCAAGACGGCGATAACGGTAAGGATCCTCAAGTTCATCATATACATCCCCTTCTTTTGCATCAGAACGGCATTTAATGACACGTTTCTTGATTGTAAGATTGAGTGCCAGCTCAAATTCTCTTACCGCTGAATCTATCATGAACTGTATCTGGTTGTCATCGTACAGCTGACCGTTCGACGCCTTGAAATCAATTCCCCACAAATATGTATAACGCAAATCATCAGGAGTCAGAATAAGTCCGAATTCATCTTCTGCAGGTGTATAATTGCCGAATGTCCATCCGGTTTTAGTACCTGCTGCGGTTGCAATACGGATCCATCCTGATTCTTCATAAGATGTATATGAAAAAGCGGGGTCAGTTCCCGACTTTGCCCGTGCACGGTACTGATAAATACCTGCTGCAAGCGTATAGTCGGTGAATTTAATTGTTGTAAGTAAAGACGCTGTACCGCCGTCAACCCATGCCGTACCGGTCCATACACACCAGTTTCCTCCTGTCAGCCTTCTTTCAAGTTCATAACCAAGAAATCCGGTTATATAGGACTGGTTTGTAAGAGTAAGTACAACATCTGAGTTATTTACAGCGGTAGCATTCATTTATTTTACCGGCTTGAATTCTTTCATTGTTGAAAGACGCTTGTAATCAGCTTCCGTTACCTCTGCTTTTCCGTTTTCATCAAAAGTTATTTTTGATCCGTTGACACCGGAAATTTCCATAGATTTGAATGTATCCGAAGTAACATAAAATTTGTTTTTTTCCTGTGTCTGAGAAGTTGTGTTTTCCTCTTCTTCTGGATTGTTTTCTTCTTTTTTAGCCATATTTCACCTTTATCCTTTAGTTTTAATTACTCTGTCCAGGGTATATAAGTCACCATCACTTTGTAGCCGGAAGCAGCGGCACCTCCCGTAGTAGCGGCGGCGTTTGTTACAGAGTCGGCACCGGAACCTGTAGTAACAATCGTCGTGATTGTCCCTATAGATACGTTTCCGGCTGTACCGGCAACAACTGCTTGTATTGCTACTGTTACCGTACCCGTTCCTATGGCCATTGACGCATCTGCCGTAGTCTCAAATACGACTCCTCCGGTAGTAGATACCTGCGTACCTGACGGTATAGTTACCGCCGCTGTCGTAACTGACCGGGTAAACGTTACCTGACCCGTAGCTTTTACAGCGGCTGTTCCGGTAGCAGTTCCTCCGCTATTATTGATAGTATTGCTTCCTGTAACACTGAATTCCGATGTGAGATCAACAATACTTGTAAGGTCTATAACCGACACAAGTTCATCATCTTTAAGAATTCCGTTTACTGTGACATCTCCGGCAACGGCACCGGTTACAAGCTGTTGCTTGACAATAGGCTTATCTCTGCTGAGCATTTCTGAAACAACAGGGAAAGCATGTATAAGTCTGTCTTTAAAACTCATTGTATTTTTTCTCCAATAACTTTCCGGCTTTTTATACCGGAAAGTTTATAAGAATTAGTACCAGCCAAGTGTACTTGGTGATACATTCTGAATAACTCCATGATACCACGGAACACGAACATCTACTGTTCCGAACATGACAATAAGGAACGGTATGATTGCCGACTTTGTAGGATAGAGATCAAATTTCATAGCCGGAAGGAACTGATCCCAGCGGATTGCATCATACATAGCATCTATTGTCGGAAGGAATATGTCTCCTGTACCCGGCAGTACCGCATTGAGATCAACATAAGCCGTTGTAGTACCTGTTCCGATGGCAATTCTTTCAACTTCCCGAAGATCGGTTGTTGCACCTTTTTTTGAACGGGTTACGATAAATCCTGTTCCAGGAATAGTTGTATTCGGAGTAATTGTGACAGTAACCGCTTCACCGGATGCTACCGTTGCCGTTGCCGTTGAAGATGCAGCTGAAATACCTTCTTCAGAAATAGCATGAACAGCATAGGTGTAAGTTCCTAAGTCACTCGAAATAAACTTGGTACTTGCGTTCGTTGCCGATGCAACAGAAATTGTAGGTATTCCAGGACGTTTGGATGCGTCTCCGCTTGCAGATACCGTACCACGTACAGAGAACATTTTATCCGGTCCTGACTGCCCTGCGACTTTGATAGTACCTGAGCCGAAAACAGTCGGATATTCTGCTACAACCATTGCGCCGGTACGATCATTCGGACCAGTTCGGTAACGGTCACGGATCATCGCCTGAAAATCAGACGCAATAACCGGCGGCATGAATGCATCGGTTATATCACCGCCCTGATCGAACGTAAGTCCTGCAACTTTGTTGATAGCATCCTCTCCTGACGCCTGCAACGTTTTACCGCGCATATCGACGACGTTCTTATATCCTTTAGGGCCGTTTGCAGAAAGAGTCTGTTTGATTGCGTTGTCAAACTGCACGGAAACGACATCTCCGTTGCCATGGAAACAGGCATACTCGGCACCTTTAAGGATTGTAAGTATTCCGGCTTCCTTTTCTGACGCTTCAGCATCTTCAAGAGTGTTGGCAGTACGCATCTGGAGCGTGATCTCACGGTATGTCTGCATGTACTTAATGAGCTTAGTCACACGCTCAAGAGTCTGTGTACTCGCCCTTGCATCGGCACCTTCAGCACCGAACACAAGAGAATGATCACCAACTTCATCGCGGCGTGTATATTCCACAACAGAGGAACCTGCTTTGCGTACTTTAAGCCTGTTCATCAATTTAAAATCATTTTTACGAACGGCAAGAGCATTCAGAACCGTAGAATCAATATCCTGCGGAACAAGTGCACGTCCGCCAGTCATCGTAGCGGAGTCCGTACCGTAACCAATCTGAAGAGCTTTCATAAGCTCATCCCCGATAACCTGTCCGTATTCGAGTGTACCGGGTACCTGATTACCACCATCAAAAAGTCCCATTGCTTTTTCTCCTATATTATATTCAGTCCATCCCGTTACTGGATAGATTTCAGCATTTCTATAGTACCGTCGTTAAGCGGTATTCCTTTGTTTAGCCGGTCTTCCATTACCGATGCGGCATGGATGTCAAGTTTTCCCTGTTCAACGGCAAGATGAGATTTCCGAAGAATTTCATCTCTTGACATTTCAATCTTTTTCCCGTCTTTGTTTGTTTCAATAAACTGACGGCCCATACGGTCAACGATTCCTTTCCTCATAACCGGTTCGTCTGAAATTGATTTCACCATCTTCGCAGTCTGGATCTGTGCATTTGCCATACTCTTGCTGATGTCATCATATGCATCAAGACGTTTTGAAAGTCTGCTTACCATTTTACCGATGCTGTTGATACTTTTTGTAAGAGAATCAAGAACAGGGGACACGTCGACAAAATCCTGACCAACATCCTCAAAGTCATTTATAGACTTTTTTGTTTCAGGTTCGTTGTCTTCGTCGTCATCTGATTCACCGCCGAAGTTGTCAGCATCCGGCTCCGGATGTTTCTTTTTCTTTTTGTCTTTTTTATTTTCCTCTTCTTCTTCAGTTTCTTCGCCTTCCTGTTCCATTTCTTCGTCTTCTGAATTTTCTTCTTCAGGCGCTTCGGGAACTTTTGCTACAGGCGGATTTTTTGCCATTCCCTTTTTCAGATTACAAGCCTTCTCAAGTTCATCGATAGCAGTATCGAGAGCTTTTCCAAGGTCTTCATTCTCATTTTCTTTTGCCATTTTGGACACTCCTTCTAATTTATTTCTGCCGTTTACCACCGCTTCGATGATACTGTCGGCTATTTTTTCGTCCTTAATTCCATGCTGGACAAGAAGTTCATGAGCAGCTTCAATACCCCTGCACTTTCCTTCTGCCATTGCCATAACAAGTGCTTTCATTGCAGCATGTTTTTTTATATGTTCTGCTTTATCTGCACCTTCCAAATCCTGCCGTATAAGCGTTTCACCGCCTGACATGTTCGCAGAATCTACCGGATAACCTGCCTGCAATGATTTAACAAGCTGTACCGGAGAAAGTGTCTGGTTGCATGGTTTGTACGTTAGTGCAAGTTCATCCCAGTTTACATCTACAACCTTTTCAAGATTCTTTCCGCTGTTTTTATCATACGATTTCTGAACAACAGGTTTCCTGCCACCAACAGACGTTTTAATTATCTTTGCGCCGTGTCTCAGTTTGTCCACAATGTCTTCTACAATTTTGTTTCCCTTATAAAGCATTGCTTTTACAAAAGTTTTATCACCTTCGGTTTCAATTCCCATAGGTTCGCCGATGATGAATTCAGGGTTTGTAACGACGTTCCCGTTTGCATCTTTCTGTTTATGCAGATGATCCCATGAGATTATTCCGTTTTTCATGAAATAGTCTTTGGATTTAATAAGCGCATTTTGCAGAACAATCTGTCCGTCAACATCTACGTTTTCGTTGGATGCTTCGGCTTTTATGATGTAATTGCCGCTTGCATCCTGTTCTACTTTTTGAGAAAGCTGCAATTCAAGATATATTCTTTCTTCTTCGGACATTTTAACCTCTGGACAAATAAAAAAGGGGCGGAACAGAAATTTATCTGTTTCGCCCCTTCTATCTTCAGGACATTATATAATTCGATTTTCTATAGTATACATAAAATTAAAAATAATGTAAATACACAAAATATTTTTAATTACCTATTGACAAATATATAAATAGTTGTATACTGATACTTGTGATCGGGAGTTACCTGATAAGGACGGTTTATATGAATATTGAAGATTTGGACATTAAAATTTCTTACCGCTTGTACATTGCAACAAGCGGATATGCGGACAGATTTGTTATGTCTGACGACTACACAACAATCAGCTTTAACGGCACTTCAATAAGTGCTTCTGCAAATCACTATGAGCTTGCAAAGGTTTTACAGGCTCTTGACAGCAAAAATCAGGGCATTCCTTTTTACCTGAATTTCATTGATTCCGTTTCTAAAGAAACATTCGTTGTCCTGAAAAACGGTAATTCTATCAAGACTGTAAAAACAACAAATGCCAGAATTGTCGCCGGAATTGCTGTTATTGCAGATCAATCGGAAAAATATACTGATGAAGCTTTCAAATGGTTTCAAGATGTATATAAAACTCTTACCGATGATGAAAAATTGTTTATCACAATAAGTCTTAAACACATTAACGAAGAAAACGCAAAAGAAGAAAAACCGGTAACGGTTATCAAGGCGTAAAGGAGCCATCTATGAAACGGTATACAGTGAATTTTGGCAGTAAAAATATTACTGTCTGTATGGATGAAAAAACATCCATGCAGGTAGATGACATGGAGATTACCGCCGCCGAATATGACGGAGGCAATCATAATTTCAATGGTTTGCGCGGCGCTGTCATTGATAAAGCCGTTACAAAATTATTTGGTAAAAACTGTTTCTGGTTTGGTCAGTATGATTAGCTGACATGCGGACAGGTTTTTGAAGCACTTCGACCGTCAAAAAACGACAGCAACCCAGGAAACACGAACAGAACACCCCGGATTTGTATAAGTTGTTCTTATCAGAACAACGGGAAAACAGAATTTTTATTTTAGGAGACAATTATGGACAAAAAAACAAAATCAATGAGACTTTTTGAGCAAGAAACACACATCGGTTGGTATTCAACTGTGTGTATTTTCAAATCCGTCCCTGATTCGATTTATCAGGGACGTACAACATCACAAGAAATATGTGCTCTTGCCGTTGCACTGAATGCCCAATATCAGGCAGGACGTGCCTCTACAAAAGCGGAGGTTATAGATGACTGCCCGACTGACGGAGCTGTATGGGTTGGTCCGATTAATAAATCGATTGAATGGAAAAAACAAGGCGAAAATTTAATAACAAAAATAGCATAAAAAAGCAAAGCCCTCAGAAGAGGGCTTTTTTATTAGGTTGTACCAAGTGCTTTTGAAAGATTATCCCTGAATATATCAATGAGTGATTTTTTTACAGGTTTTCTAGGATTGAAAGAATCTATTTTATCTTTCAATCCTTTTTCTTTTTCTGAATATTCCTTTAATTGTGAAGATATTTTTTCATTATATGGTATTCTCCATCCTATAGCTCCTGCACCTCCTGTTCTTACGTTGTTTTCATCCCATGAGTCACCGTCCATACCGTTGTTCTTTATATACCATATATAATCTTTATTCACAACAAACCAGTCACCGCCACCATAGATATTCTGTGTATCAAAATATGTATTTCCTTCAGGAATATTAATACCAGCAGGTGATTCACCTTCTTTCTGTATTTTAGAAGCTAATGATGAAACAGAAGATTTAACATCAGACAATTCAGCCATATCTTTTTTATGCTCTTCCATAGGCTTATATTCTTCTTCTGTTGCAGGACGTGTTTTTGCTGAATAAATATATCCGCTGTCATCTCCTACACCGAAAGACATACCCTCTTCCCTGACATATTTCTGAGAAGATGATAACACGTATAGGTATTTTGGACCTTCTTTATTAGGATTTACTATTATCTGCCCCTGGGCATAAGGTTCTCCGCCGTATCCGCTGCCTTTCGATACGGAAATAACAGTTCCGTCATATCCTCTGAACTCTTTATTTTCTTTTTCTTCTGTCTGTTTTTTATTTCTGTCATTGAACATATTCTTCAAATCTGAAAGTTCTTTTTCATATTTTGAAGTATCTGCACCTAATTTTTTCATATCTTTAATGGCCGAAAGTGCTTCCTGTTCTCCTCTGTTATACCAGTAAGAGTTTAAATTCTCTTTTATATAACCTGTCCACTTTTCAAAACTTTTTACCGGAGCAGTTACTTTAATTTTATCCAGTATTTTTTTATACCGTTCGTTCAGTTCCGGATATTTTTCAATTCCAAGCGCTTTTATCTCGTCTGCACCTTTCTGATAAAGAGATCCATACTCTTCTGCCCTGTTATCTATATAACCAAGCCACTTTTCTATTTTCTGTTTATTTACATAATCTATCTGCTTTGTCTTTTCTTCTTTACCTTTTTCCTCTTTTACCGGCCAATACGATAACTTGGTTCCATATTTTGAAACTTCTTCATCCTTTAATGCATAAAATTCTACCGTATCTCCGTCTTTCCAGCTCTTGTTCTCGTTGTTTATTTCTATCTGGAATTTCCATGTCTTGCCGGGATATGTCGCCGTATAATACTTTCTTCCGGCAGAAACAATTTTTGCATTTACCTTTGCAACCCTTGAGTTTTTATATTTATCAGGGACATTCTCATTCCCCTGTTTATTCATCTTCAAAGATGTTGCATAGTCAAATTCGTCTTTTGTAATATTCATGAAAGATTCATCAGGCATATACATTTTATATCTGTATTCACTGTCTGGTTCATCAGAAACAAAAGCACCCTTATCTTTTGCATCTCTTATTATCTTATGGCGTCTTTCTGTATTTATTCTCTTTTTGGTTTCAATGTTTGTCTCTATTTTATCGGAATGCTGAGAAACATAATCATGCAACTCCTGAACGAACGGCAGCAAATGCCCGTACTGGTCGCTGAACCTGTCACGGTTCTCAAGGATGATATTCACCAACTCCTGTTCGTCTTTCGCACTGTCCACACGGTGTTTAATGACACTTATAGCCATCTTCGCGCCGCGGGTCTGGCTGTCATACTTCGGCCGCCACTTGTTATTCGGCATCTTTATATACCGCGTGCCTTTCCACGTCCTGATAGTACCGACTGCAAATCCACGGGATTTCTGCATAGATCCTTCAAGAGAATCAAGATATGAAAGTATCTGCCGTTTCCAATAAGAAAAGTCTTTTTTATCTGTTACCGTTTTTTTTACAGGAACAACAAGTTTTGTCATGGTACTACCTCTTATTTCACAAATACATTGGCTTCAAGAACGTTGCCGTCTTCACAGCCCATCATATATTTATGCGAACTGTAACCTGCAATTGATTTTTTCATCACCGGAACGACAAGGCGGATAGATTTTTCTGTTTCTTTTTCATCACTGAACTTGTGTTCCATGTCTACTACAATACCAATTTTCTTTGCAGCCTTTACGATACGTCCCCATATCGCTTTGCGCTCATCTTCGGAATACATGCCGTAATTCTTCGGCTTTGAGAAGTAAGCAAGTGCTGCACGGACATGCTCTTCGGTATCAAGAGGATACTTGTATTCATTCGGTGAGCCGTATTCTTTTTTCTGCTCAGGGTATCCTTCAGGCGGTGTTTTATGAGCATTTGTGTCTTCTATATTCTCCGGTTTCGGTGGCAATGCCTTATGAAGAATATCCTTAATCATTTCGATTGCTTTCTCAATAGAAAGTTTCTTACCTTTGTTCTTGTCTTCCATGGCTTTTCTCCTGAATATGTCTATATCGGTCTCTTCCATACTGCCGAAAAATCCCGGTCTGTCATACTGTTTTAGATATGCCTGTTTAGCCTCTGCTGCGCTGCCAAACCCAAGCATACATTTATCTTCATCATATTTACCTGTTGCCGGATCGTTCTGGTGAACAATATACACTTTTTCTGATTCTTTATCAGGACCTAAATAAATGTCAAGAAAATCACCGTCTTTACCTTCGGTCTTCCTTGCATATCCATAGTCGTAGTGCATCTTTGTAGCCCAGTTATGTCCATCTTTATCTACACCTCGTCGTACAGAACCTTTTTTATTCTCAATGGAAATATCAAGACCCTTAAAATTGGTTCTTCCCTGTAACTTATGACCACTATAAGTCAAAGACTTCAATAACAAACTTTTTCCCCAGTTTTTCCAGGTGTCCCAAGTAGCTAAAACAACAGGATTTTCTACAACAAACTCACGAGGATCGTCCCCATAATCATATCCACTACCAGTAAGAATACTGTAGTGATCGTATTGACTGTATGTTTTAAAATATTGTATAAGCTGTTTTTGTATAGCAAGTTTGCTATCCGGCGTAATAGCAAAAGCTGATGTTCCAGAAAGTTTGGTCCCTCTTTCTACCATTCTACTCATATCAATACTTGGCTTTAATTTTTCTCCTACTTTTACACTTTTATCATCACCACGCACTGCAATAAAGTTATAATCATCTCCGTGTTTTTCCAAATAATCAGACATTTCATTAAAAGTCTTTTTGTTTATATCATATTTTTTTATATCCTCTTCTATTTGTTCTTCTTCTGATTTTTCAGGTTCTTTTTCTTTTTGTTTATCTTTTTCTTTTTGTAATTCAGCAGCTATTTCAGAATATTCATTACCTGATTCCATCCATTTATTATATACTTCGTGCAATTTATTATGTTCTTCTTCAGACATTTTTTGTAAATATATTAAATGATGCTTTTCATCTCTTCCTGCTCCATATTTATTTTCCATATCTCTTAAAAAAGAATCATATTCTTTTTTAGTTCCATCAACATTTTTACGTGACTGATCGTGTTTTGATTGTAAATAACTCAATGAGTTTATAGGAACCCCTGTTTTAGGAGTTTTCGCGTCAGGTCTTACCCATTTTGTAGTCTGGTATGTTCTACCTCCAACCGATACCATAATTTTCTTAGGAACCAGCTTTGACCGGTCTAATGATTTTTCCATATCATATTTATTTTCTTTCCCTTCTTCTTTTTCTGCGTCCGCTTTAGTCCTTTCAACTGTTCCGTCCGGGTGATCCTGCGAAGTGTAAATCGTGTATATTTTCAATCCCTTATCAGAAGCAATAATATTATGTTCTGCACCGGACGGAATAACAACGGCATCACCGGGAACAAGTTTATACTTCTTACCGCTTATATCCGCTTCACCGCTGCCTTCCTCAATCCTTATAAACTGGTCTTTATCATTATGTTTTTCTTTTCCTATGTCTTCTTTCGGCTTTAAAGACATAAGCACAAGCTGAGCATTCGGACCGGTAAATAATACACGGCGGTAATCTTTGTTTTTTCCGGTTTCTTTTTCTACATTCGTATGAAAACCATTCATTACACTGTTTCCTCTATAAATTTAGATTTAAGATATGGATATACGACTGCTCCGGCACTTGCATTAGTAAGTGATATAAGATAATCTCCTGCCGGAAGTACCAGTTTTTCGTTTTCACCCGTGAAAAGATTTATATCCGTTGCAACAGTTCCGCCGAAACCTCTTCCATATAAGGTTGTAAGTGTCGGTGTACCTGTATAAGTAAAACTGAAAACTGTTTTAGAGGTCTTTTTATGCGACGCCTGATTAAGGCAGAACCCGGTAAAAGTTGTACCGATTGTATACGTTCCGCTCATCTGTGAAAGTGCAAGTACCCATGCGCCGGCATGATTCACGACTACATCCCTTATGTGCATCTCGGTACCTGAAGGAATTCTGACAACGATTTTCATTGAAGCTGCACTTGCAAGTGACGCACTGTTTTCCATGCCTATGAAACAGTTTCCGTCATCAATTACAGCCATTTCCCGGCTTACACTTACAAGACCTCCAAGCCTTGCAAGAATATTTTTACCGAACATTGATTCAAATAACATTATTATTCCTCCTCTTTTTTAGACGGATACCAGCGCATCCAACTACCTCTACATAACGGATGAGAAAGTCCTGACGGTATCCACCAGTCATTTCTACTACGTCCGACATTGCTTTTCCCTTCCCATATTGCTTTTTCTGCGTACTTGTCGTTAATGTCTTCGTTTTCAAGCGGTACATCTGACCATTTAACAACAACACCTTTTATACTTCTGCAGAACGGACATACATGTGAATCACTCATTTCAATACGTTTAAAATAAGAAGGCTCGTCTTCGGCACTTTCAGCAACACTTTCTTTCAGAAACGCTTCGTTTGAAGTTGTCATAATTTCTGTTTCTGCAATCATATCCCAGTCACGGTTAAGGTTTCCGAATTTCTCGAACAAGTCCTGTGATATTTCCTGTTTGCTTTTCCGCTGTATTATTCCGTTCAGTATTGTATCTTTTACTTCGTATATTGTATCACTTTCCATGTGTGTAATGTAATTACCTATTTTCTGATTTCCGACATCAACAAAAGAATTTATACCTTTGAGGTAATTTTCCATTCTTTCAGATTCTTCCGGTTCCAGTTTCCCGTATGACTGTTCAATAACATTCATGTTGTTTGAAATAAAATCAAACGTTTTGTTTGACAGCTTTAATTTATCAAGCGGTATCTTTTTTATTTCCGCTTCCGGTGTATTTATAAGTCTTTTGGCAAGTACTCTTCCAAGTGCCACAGAATCAAGGACAATTTTTTTTGACGCCGGATCAAGGTGTTTATTGAGGTACTTTTCAATCAGTTTTATTATTTCATTGAATTCAGACTGTTTTATAGGCTTACCGTTTTCAGGATTAAATACAACTTTCCCGTGATATTTTATAACGTCGTCTTTTCTGTCTTCATTACCGGTTACGGCTTTTTTCAGGAACGTCTCTGTTTTCGGCAATTCAAGCGCAGATACAAGAAAGTTATAAACGGCATCCATTATTCCGGCAACGTATAAGCTCCATTTCCTTGCAAGATCGCCTTGTGACTGGTATACAAACGCTTCACCTGTTTCCCTTTCTTTCGGTTTGACAGTAACAGGCAGTTTCATAGCCTTTGCGAGAGAAACTACGGCATTTTCATATTTTTCACACGCATTCTGAGAAGTTACATCTTTAACTGTCAGTTTAATGTTCTGCATTATACAATTATCTCTATCGTATCTTCATCCTTTATAGATTTTCCGACTTCGTTATTTTCATCCGGTGATTCGCCATTCTGAGTTTCCGATGCTCCCTGAAAAGACTGCATAGCAGACTGCTGCTGCGCGGCTGTTTCCATCTGCACCGTATACTGGCTTAACGGCATCTGTGACCAAGGTTTGTTATAAGGTTCGAGTCCTTTAGATTTACGGATATCGTCAATGCTTGTATAAGTGCTGAGCTGAGCAGAAAGCAGATCAGCTTCTTTCTTTTCATCCTTCCGTTCATAACCGACAAACTCAAAGTCAAACCTGTCGTCCACTTTATCAAGAATTTTCTGTAAATGACCTTCCAGAAATCCAAGAATCGTAGAAAGCAGCCTTGACTTAGTTTCCTGTGTACGAGGATCTGTATTATCCCCTAAAAGAGGAGTAGAACTGTTTGTCTTTATACCTATTTCTTCAAGGTCTGTCCCGAATAACGCAGCAACAGCTGACCACAGCATGTGAGTCCATTCCGTGTATTCCATCTCACGGTTTGTATTCCTGAAATTTACCCACTGGACAGAATTTGATTTACCTTCTGCATCTGTCCCGGACGGTATAATCGGTATTTTCCATTTGGACATCGGACCGCCGCTCATAACGTCTATTATGTAATCTTCTATCTCTTCAACGTCCTGAAGATCGGCGTCACCATTAAGCATAAGCATACCGCGCGGAAGATTATCTTCTGTAAGTGCGCTTGCCTGATACGAGAACGTATTAATCTGTGCAATAATAAGCCGTAATGCACTCTCTACACGGGAATAACCGTATCCGCAGTATTCAATGTCAGAACGGGGATTCCCATAATCGAAAATAAGATCATCTATCGTATAATATGCAGTTGGTATCTGGTTAATTTCCTGAATGAAACGGATAGAATCATCTCCGTTGTATCCCTCTTCCGTTACCCTTGATATTGTAGCCGGGTCTATATCCCAGAATGCAAATACGTCTTTACCTACTGTCCTCTGTAATTCTGTTGATATCTGGTCTATTGTAAGATAATCCCGCACAACTTTCATGCAGAAATGGACTAAATCATCCTGTCTTTCAGCATCCGGCCCGAAACCTGTATTCAGAAAGAATTTTGTAAGCGTTTTTACATAATCGGCAGTTGAACCTGAAACAGGCTTATCCGAATCTTTGAGACGGATTTTAAAACCTCTGGTATTTTCGTCAGTTGAAAGTTTCAAAAATGGGCGTACCTGATCCTGAAGATGAATAACAAGTGTATTCACCAGCCATGCTTCTTCAGAAAGACGTCGCAACACTCTGTAATCAACTATTTTGTTCGGCTGAATTATAGTCTTGCCGCGGAAACCGTTCAACCTGCTCAGCGGATTAAGTGTTACAGACTTTACTGGATCAGCTCCCGGAACTGTATATCCCGGTGAACCTGTTTCTGCTCCGATAAGGGTGTTTTCTTTTATTACCCTGCTTTTCTGGAGATATGATAATATTTCCTGCTGACTTATTTTTGGCATTTATATGTCCTGCAACTGTTATATAACAATTACAGGATACATGTTTTTTATAATGATTTCAAGTACAAAAAAATCCAATGTTTACTCAGTTTTCCAATAAGACCAGACATGCATTTTAGAAAGTTCGTCAACTCTCTATCTTATGCAACCTTTTTCTTAGATTTGTTATATGCAGCACATGTGTGTTTCATCCATCGTTTTACAAAATCGTCTACTTCCGGTACTTTTCTATCTTTTAAGCCGTAACACTGTTGTACATCCGGCCTTCCGGTGATTTTTACTTCAACAGTAACGTAGGGATTAGTTGTGTTGCTGCATTGCCTCAGAAACACAATCACGCTTTTTCCTTCGGCCTGTTTTTTATCGTAGCCCATGCATCCCACACAGTGATCTAAAGCGCTTCCTTCGTCTATTAATTCCTGTTTCGTCCTGGCACATATTGTCCTGTATGTCCCGTCTGTCCATTCCAAAAAAGAATACATATCAGCTACGGCCGCCATTTTTTCGTTTAACGCTTCATTAAGATGCGCAGAATATTGTTTGGTATAATCATCGTGAACTTTTTTGAAACAGCGAGGAAACAGAACTTTTGTGTTCGAGAAATCAAGTTTCAGCCAGTCTGCAGCTTTCAGATAATCACAGTATGACGCGGAATTAACATTTTTCTTTGTCGTAATGTATTTATACACTGCTTCTCTCGTTGTATACCGTAACAATTTTTTATACAACGTCTTGTCACTGAAAGATAATGTTCGTCCGATTTTTGCGCGTTCTGAAATAGCTTTTGCGTATTTCTTCGGGTTTGCTTTTTTCTTGTATGCGTTGTATGCGGTTGCAAAAGCTATCCTTTTTAATTCCGTAGAGTTATGATAAATCCATTTCTGCAACTGCCTGTTTCCCGTAATAATTGCAAGCGCTTTTTCTGTTATCATCTGTGTGAGATTGAGTTTCATGAGCATTTCTGCAATCGGATACAAACGATAAAGCCGTATATATTCGGCGGCCCGAATGTCGAAATTCTCATGATATGCACAATATTTCAATGACGAATCGAGCGTAATAATGTCATCAATAGTGAACATATCTATGCTGTATACTTTTTTTGCTTCAATGTCTGACTCTTCCATAAAGTCGCAGTATTCCACAGGATCGATATAACCGTAACCACTACTTGAACCGCGGTAATTTTCCCCACGGAATCCGTATACATGAAGCCCGTTTTGAAATCCGTAATAAGTGTAGAAACAGTTACGTGAAAGCGGCAAATGTTTTTCAGATATTGCCATTATTTCTTGAAATTTAAATCCATCCCGTTTGTAATCAATGCAAGAAAAAATGCGTTCATATAATGAGCCGTCAGAGTCCTTGTCAATAACCGAAAATTCCTGCCGCTTTCTGAAACTGCATTTATTATAACGGTAATACAATTCATCTTCAATATTATTAATATTTCTCATGTTCTGATTAACAAAATCAAGAAATTCTGTGCTATTCATGTTTGTACCTCTCAAAACAAATCGAGCTGGCTGCAAATGGTTTCAGCGGGCTTTTTCTGTTTTTTATATTCTTTGCGTTCTATTGCGGGCGCTTCGATTTCTTCCTGCTTATCTTCTGCTTCCTTTGCAGACTTTTTTTCAAAATCGATACCGTCTTCAAGAATGTAATGCACTGCCCAATCATACACGGTATCGTCGGGAATACACGCTACGCCGTCCTTTGCCTGTTTACGTGCTTCTGATTTTATGTAGGCGATTACTCCGTTAAGCGTCTTGTTTTCCTTTTCGCAAGCTGCAAGCAGATACTCGTCAGTTTTTACGCGGTTATTAAGATAGACAATGATTGCCTTTTTATACGCTTCGTCCTGTTTTTCTTCCAGATTCATATTTACCTCTTCATTGGTTTATATTTGTTAATGCTGTCAATTCTCCATCTTTACATTTAAGTCTTATTTCGCATCCGTCTGCCGGGCATATGAGTGTTGCTTCTGTAGTTGGTATAAACTGTCGTATATCACGAAAATCTATTCCGTGCCCCGTCATGTCAATATCTTTTATGATATCCTCTTTGAATTCAACATAACGCATTTCGTTACCACATACAGGGCATTTTATCTTTAATAAATTTGCGAATTTTAGATCATTTTCCATCGTATTGTCTCCTAAAACAGCTCTAATTGGTGTCGGCATAGTGCGTTTGCGCGGTATGCCGCTAAAACGTCCGCATAACATTGGTTTGACTGGCTTTAGTCCAGTCGAAACCGTTGTTAGGAACTTTTATTTTGCACATGACGGATCAAGAAACTTATCCCCGCATGATCCTGTCCGATAGCAGTCTGGAACGCGTATGGCCTTACGGCCTTTGTAGTATTTTGGCTCCTCAAAGTTCCCGACGCGAACGCGCCAAACCATCTTAGCGATTTTGAGACTCCAGCATTCCTTGACACCGTGCGAATTGTTCCCATTGTAAATATTGTTGTAGCATCCAGAGCAATTTGTTTTATTCATTCACTTTCTCCCTTCGCGGATTGTCCGCGTATTGGCGCAGCCGATATGCGGCTGCGCGTCGTCCTAACATTTGCTTAACCTGCACGATTGGTTTATCTGCATTGCTCGGTGAGTTCATCTTCAAACGCGGCCTTTACATCTTTGTCGCAATCGTACGCCTCGCGCCAACATTTTTCTCCGCAATTAATCACAAGACTTCTTTCCCAGTTTTTACCGAGTCCATCAGCATATGACAATAAAGCCTTGTACCATTCTTCCCATGAAGTGTTTTCTTTTGTCTTCATAAGCATAGCAATTGATGTAGTTTCAACAGAAACCCACGTATCCTCAATAACCTCTTCGCATTTGTGGCATCTGAATGCACACCAGCCGATTGTATTACAGTTAATTTGAGCATATCGGCGGCCGTCTTTACGGCAAGTTTTTGTTGATCCGGTTATGAGCGCATACGGCTCTCCGCACTTACTGCATTTGCCTCGTATAATAGACTCATACGTTTCGTCGTCTCGTATCAACTCTTTTAATGAATCAGCCCCATCATCAAGCGATATTTTGTCTTTCACCATAAATCCTCCATAGTTAGAAATATAATGCATGTTTATCATTTTGTCAACACCATAATAGGATATTAAGATTTATCGGATTGAATAGGTTGTCCGGTGTTTATGTCTTCTTCAAAGAATTCACACGAACGCAGTTTTTAACTTGCACCTGTCAGCGCTTTATAATGTGCATTTTATTTTAATGTTCTTTATCCGTTCATTCAACGTTATTGACGGGACATATTCACGATGACAATTTTTACACTCAAATACAGGTGTAATCGTTGTGCGTTCCTCGATACATCCATCCGGCCTTTTGTGTTGTGAATCATGCAATTCTGCTTTTATTTTAAGTTCACCTTTACAAGCAGGGCAATTTATCTGCCATATTTTAAGCATTTCCAATGTGTTCATCGTGCACCTCCTTGGTGCGTAATCGGCTATGATTTAATCTGCGGAAAACTATTGTTCCGAGATAGGTTGATTAGCTTGTTCGGTGTTTTTGGCACCTTCAAAGAATCAACACGCGTCCTCTGTTCCAACGTCATGTATCAGTCCACTCAATTCGAGTTCAGGCTCATATTTTGCAAGAAGACGTGCTAATATTTTAACTTTTTCACGCAATGAAAAAATTTCTTGTAACAATAATTCGTCCATTTTCTTCATCCTATAATCTGTGTCAAAAACTTGGTGCGTTGTCGGCGTAACGCAGTTATGCCGCTAAACGTCCGCATAACATATTTTATACGGTTCCGTATAAACTTCTAAAAAGGTATATCTTCAGGGAACTGCCCGTTATCGGTTTGTTTTGGTACAAATTTAGGTGTCTGATTCGTATCTCCTGAATCATTTTTCTTACCACCCAGAAGCTGGATTGTTTCACATATAATAACTACTTTGCTGTAATTCTGTCCGTCCTTCTGCCATCTGTCCTGCTGCAAATGTCCGTCTATGGCAACCTGCTGACCTTTTAAAAGGTACGGTTTAAGACTCTCTGCTGTTTTCCCGAATATCGTCACGTCAAAGTAACTTACTTCATCAGCCCATTCTTCTCCGTGCTTTACACTCCTGTTTACAGCAATAGATATTTTCCCGATAGCCATATTGCTTTCTTTCGTAAACGTCAAGTCTGCATCCCTTGTAAGTCTTCCTATTCCAACCCACCTGTTAACATCAGTCATTTTTTTCTCCTGTTTTTATCTTGCGCATTTCTCTGTCCAGTTCTATACCTGGCTTAAATTTAACTTTATAATACGGACTCATGACAATTTTTTCCCCTGTCTGAGGATTGTGTGACATCTTCCTATCTCTTAAACACTGTTCAAAAGTTCCGAATCCACGGATTTCAATTGTTGATCCGTTTTCAAGAGCTTCTATCAACTCTTTTATTAAATATTCAAAAATCCGTTTCACAACTTTTTTACTTATTTTTGTCTTGTAATATACATTTTCCACAATATCATATCTGGTAATTTTCTTAGGAGTCATTACTTCTCCTCTTGTTCTTCATTTATTTCACTATCAGGATCAAACTCAAGATGCGGCAACTCTTTTCTAAGTTGTGCTATATTAATATCAACTTCCTGCATGTGGATAGTAAGCTGTTCAATCGTCTTTTGTATTCTTGCCCTTTCGGTTACAAGACTATCAAGCAGATCTTCTTTCTGCATTGGTTCGCTTACAGGAGCCTTAAAAGGATTTATATCTTTACCTTGTTTTACAGTAGCACGTATCTGATCTATAGTCTGTCCGTCTTCTGCTCGTGCAACAGCTTCGTCCCTTTTTTCCCCTTCAGAACATCCGGCAATAGCATCTATCATCTGTGGAGATAAATCTTTTAAGTCGAACAATTCAAGCTGAGATTTTATTGCTGTTACTACAGCTCTTTTTGTCGTTCTTGCATGGCGATCTATAAAATCTTCAATGCGTGCACCTTTTTCCGTGCATACAGACTGCATAGTATAAAATTCAAGTCCCAGTCTGTGCATGGTTTCATTCTGTTCTTTGATTATTTCAAGAACCTTGTTCCCTTCTGTCTGCAATTCGTTATCTGTTGTAAACGGATCAACGTATACGCCTTTTTGTACGGCAATATCTACAATTGAGTGAAACATTGCCCAGAAGACAGTACTATGTCCGGTTACAGATTTTACAAGTTTACGGTCAGTACATACATGATGTGTGAATTCATGTATTGCCGTATACATCATTGCGTTGTCAGTTGTGAAATTCTTGTTATGGATCAGAATTTCTTTTGTATCCGGTTTATACAGTCCGTTCACACGTTTATTTGATTTTCCGGTAAGAACAACTGTAAAATCACTTGCAGGAATTTCAAGAGATAAAAGTTTCTGTTTAATCGTTTCGTTATCCATTATATATTCCTCTTTCAATAATTTCCGGTAAGCATGTCATTTACGGTAATTTCTTTGGCATTGATACATTTTTCATTGTATCCTGATATTATTTTTCTGTCTTTAGATATTGATATCCAGTCCATCCCGAATACATATTCATAATTGGTGATATCGATGTTTAACCGGTGAAACAGTTCCTGAATTAAAATTTTTTTCGCTTCTCCGTTATTCCATGAAAAATCAGCACAAACAAAATTGATTTCTTCTAAGTATGATTTCTTCATATTTTACCGTCCTATCCTTTTTTTCAGGCTTAGTTATCACCCTGACGGCGGCGTTTGCCCCAGCCGGAACATGGTAGCTATAGGCTGAATAGCCTACTAAAAATGACTGTGTGAACTACCGCCAGCCTAAAGGCAGGCAACTTTAATTTTCGCTTCACCCAGACTGTTTGCTACATTACCGGTTTTCACCAATAACGCAGTATTTACGAGTCTGTCCACGGAGGTCTGTTCCAGACACTCAGCTCTCTTTGTCGAGCCAAACATGTTTAGTTATTTCGGGACTTCCAACGTCCGACAACGCCATATATCAGCACGAGACGTAAGTTTTTTTATACTCGTTGCTACTTCGAGTTAAGGTTCCGGCAGGATTTGAACCTGCGCTTGTAGATGATTAATCTACATTGGCCTTTACTAATACCGTAAAAATCATTTACGATTGAGGCTCGCTGGCGTAGAATATGCGCCCGTTCTACCACTGAACTACAGAACCATAAATTCCCCGTCTTGACTTGCTGCCTCCGGAAACTCCGGTGCTTGTCCCCTCACAGGGTGTAAGGTAAAATGTTAATAAACCACTATAATTACTATAACCCGTATTGCCGGTTATCCGCATATTTCCAGCCCGTACGGGCAAGGATTATTTATAATAAATCTGATTTACTCTTTTGTCAAGCGTCTTCTTCCGTTTCTTATGACAAAATCGTTATTATCTATCCAGTGGATTGACGGGTTTGGGATAAATGTTCTTTTATCATCAATGGAACCTTGTATTCTTTGAATGCCAATCTTTGTCCACACAAACCAAGCCCACGTTACCATTCCGGTATCATACATTCCGTCAGGTCTTACTTCATCGGTGAGCATTGCACGTCTGGTAAAAACATATATATCAGTAAGTGGATAACCGTCGTCTATACTGTATATTTTCTTATACCTTTCTTCCCCGTGAAGATATTCTATCGGCATAAAAAGGCAGAATTGTTTTTCTGCGACCTTCTTGCAATGAAGAATAAATTCCGTTGAAAGTGATAACGGCGGATTAGTGATAATATAATCAGACTTTTTTTCATAAATTAAAAAATCTATACCATCAACAAAAAGATCATGATTTATTATATTTAAATTTCTCTCTTTAAGAATGTTAACTATTGCTCCGTTCCCGCAGCATGGTTCAAGAATAAGTGATCCGTCAGGGATTACTACTCTGTCAAGGAACTGTCTTGTCATACTGTACGGAGTCTGATAAAAATCATGTTTATTCCGCTGCCCTCTGTCACATTTTGAGAAACATTTACCTTTTATTTCATTTTCCATACTTACGTCCTTTTTTCGGTCTTAAAGCCGCCGTCCTGAATATCCCGTCAAGTTCTTCGTTCTCTGCCATTATTTTTCTTGCATACCGGGAAGCATAGTTGTTAGGTAGTTTATAATCTTCACCATCAGTTTGTATCATGTAATCCCACCGGAGCTTTTCATACAGCAGCGCAATACCTACAACGTTACGTCCTGAACTTTTACACTGACACGCGAGCTTTACAAGATTGCGGTACACATGCGGATTCTTTTCGTCAAATTCTGCAAAAGATTCATCAATGGTTCTTCCTTTTGTTTTTACCGGAAGATTTTCAAACAGCTCAAGTTGTGGTTCGTCCATTATTTATACCCTTATCAATTTCCCATGCGTTCATAAAAGCATTTCTGTTTATCTCACTTCTTATTAAACATGGCATAAAAGAATTGAAGAAATATTCATCATATTCTAAATTCTCTTCCCATCCATTTAAGAATACCAGCCTATCATAATCGGTAATTGCTCTACCTCTCACATTCATACAATCAGCATACCTGAATTCAACCCCTCCGCAATCATATTTCTTTGCTGACTGTTCATCTTTTGCAAAAATATAAATTATTTTACACTTCCCTCTTCTAAACATAATTCTGATAAATAATTACCTATCGTATCTGCATTTCTTTCTCTAATATCTAATTCCGTTGGCTGTTTACCAGAGCTTAAATACCAGTCTATAACATGCCCTATCTCATGGCATAAATCTTCTGTATCTTCGACTTTTGACAACCCTTTTTTAATTTTTTGATACCATTTATTTTAGTTTATCTAAATGACCGTAAAACATTTTTGAAACATACCAATTAGGCTTGTTTATATCAGCATGGTAAAAATTACCAATAACAATATGCTGCCCAAGATATGATTCTAATAAACCTATATTACAATTTTCAATACCAAAACGTTTGTCTTCCAAAGACATATACGTATTATTGTCAGCATGGGTTGCTATTGGTAAATCTGGTAACTCTAATAGTTTTTTAGCTAATTCGTGACTTGTCATTTTTCACCGTCCTTTTTGATTATTCCTACACCTATAATCTGCATTATTTTACGTGTCATAAGAATATCATACCGCGCATCATGAAATTGTGGATTTTGAACATCCGCATCATTCGGAAACAGATATTTTGAAACCGTCTCAAGTCTGAAATTAGGCAGAGTATTACGGATGTTTATAAGCGCACGTGCTGCAAGTGCCATAACATCAATATCCGGCATCCAGAACCATGAACCGTAATAATTGTCTCCGTTACGTTTGAACCAGTTACGGATCATATCAGAATCGAACCGCGAATTATATCCTATGAAAAAGAATTTATCAGACTTTTCATACCTGTCTATATACTTGCCGAGTAATGAAGTAAAATCAACAAACGTTTTCTTGTCTGAAGAATAACTCATTATTTCTTCACATGTTTTGTTCTGGATTTTAAGCGCTTCATCTGTAATTAGAGCACCTTCAAAAGGTTTCATAAAAAAGTTAAAGTCTTCACTTTTACCATCAGCAACAATGCATCCGGCAAGTTGCGTTATCGCGCAATGTTCGGTGTCCGTCCCCGTTGTTTCTGTATCAATATAAATCAGTTTCATTTCTTACCTCTTGAGACAAACTTTATCTCTTTACCTTCAAAATTTATCGGCTTTATCTGTTTACCGCAGAAAGGGCAGAACTTGAAAACTTCGGTATCAGTCTGTCCCATTTGGATGTCTTTGTTTTTCTTCTGGCAGCAGTCCGGGTAAAACATAAAACCGACCTGCTTCCATTCACAAAATTCACTCATACCGTCCTCCCTAAAATAAAAAAGGTATCATAACAGGCGTCAATGGCTGGACGGTAGCCGGAGGAAGGTGAAGACTTCCTGTTTGACGCCTGATATAATACCTCTTGGTTGTGAACATTCGGCACCGTCCTGCTTCTTATTCGCACTTACATTATCATTTTGCAAAACTTTTGTCTATATTATTTGCAAAGTTTACAACCTGCTGTATGGCAAAAATCGTCAATATGGCAATCGTAACAGCATGTCATATTAGGACAGTTACCTTGCACAATTTCATAAACCTTATCTCCTAATTCGTTATAAAGCTGATTGAATATTTTAGTCAGCATTCTTGAATTTTTATGTCTAATTATCTGACAGTTATTGCAGTCACCATCACATAATTTTACATCTTTATATATTACTGGTTCTGGAATTATCATCTTCATATCCTCCGTCTTCCGCCCATCTTAATGGAACAGGAACATCAAAATCAAAATCAAGTTCTTTTCCACATTTTGAACACTTGAAAAGGACATGATTATTCCAGTCTTTGTCATAACTATCCGATACAAAAGAGTTGGATGCCATAAGTTCATTTCCACAGTCACAGTACAAAAAAATTTTATTTTCTGTGGATCTGTGTCCGCTGTGATCGCTTACAGGTATATCAAGCTTTCTGCACAACGATTCAAGCAGACGCCGCGTAATACGTTCTTTACCGTCGTATACATACCATTCAATCCATTTTTCTTTACGGTCAATTAATTCAGATAATTCTTTTATAGAGAAAGATTTCGCTTTTTCTATAAATCTTCCGTAAATATATTCATACGGTATCCGGCGATTTTTACGAAATTTTACTGGTTTCAGCTTCATTAACCGCTACCTCTTTAAGTTGCTTCACAGCCTTTTCAAGAGTGTAACCATGTTTTCTTGTAAGGTATTCTGCGACCTCAATTCTTGTCTGCTTTTTAAGCAGTTTTCTTACTGTCTTATCAGGTATCATTTTTCCGTCCTTCCTGTTTACAACAGGTAATTAATTCTATTCATTGTTTATAATATTGTTAACAACCGTGCTTAATTTTATGTCTTCTTTTTTATATTTTCCTTCATACATTGAAATTATATCCATACAAAGATCATACATTCCTCCTTCTCCTTTTGTTGTCAGAAAATAATCTGCATCATGTTTTATATATTCGCTTATATATTTTCTGTCTTTTATATGGGATTCGGATACTGCAAAATTCAACAATGCACATGCCAACTTATAATACTGCCTGCTCAAATCTTTTATTGGCTGCTTCTCTCTTTCATCCCATATAATTTGTACAGTATTTTCTTTTTTCATCCATTTATATTAATGTTCAATTCTTTTAAAATCAATTACCCACACCCAGCTGTTTAAGATGCTGTTTACAGCATTATCTGTCTGCTCCTTCAAGTATTTTGTAAACATATAATTTAAAAACTGATCACAATCATAAAAACCTTCAAGCTTTGCTTCCATGTCGGTTATATTTCTAATCAGTTCAACGCTCACGTTTGTAACTTCTAGCCATATTCTGGCATATGCTTTCGGCATAAATAAAGATGGACACCAGTCCCAGTCAAATGTTTTCATTTCATCAAACATTTTGTCAGCACGATATACAATGGTACCGTTGCTGTCTTTTGACCACGTTTCCCGTACATAGATTCTATCTCCGATTGCAACAGGTGGTTTTGCATAAATTGCATTCGTATGATCATATACCTCCTTATTCTCCGGAACAATAACCGCATCTCCGATTTCTTTACCATCGGTAGAATCAGTGATCCATCCGGCCCATTTATAACCGGTGCACGGAAATTTTTTTATCAGTCTGCGGGTATAAAACTTCCTTCCGTCCATAATTGCATGTACCATATCAGTACTAAACAGCCTTCCGACTTCTTTCATTTTATTCACCCTTGAACGTCAATATGTTTTTCTTGTTCATCTGTATCTTTTTCATTAAGTTTTTCTAATATTCCATTTAACTCGTCATTTATAATCGAAAAATTAATCTGTTGAATAACAACAGCAGCAATTATAAAAATTATTGTTAAAAATGTCATTTTGTATCTTTAAAAATATATCCTATCTGACATATTTTCATACCAGTTTCAATCATCGGACACCGGCCGTATTTATCGGCATCCCTGGCATTCTTGAAATGACAGCCGTCGCAATGATTATTCACGGATACGTTTTCTGTTTTTATACGTTCAAGTGCTACCAAATGCCCGTCATCTTCTTCAACCTCAAAAAGTATTTTATTTATTTTCATTATTTACCCTTTTCCTCAAGAAGTTTTTGTTTCAGATACATGCACATATCCAGAGCCTCTTCATAAGCATCCTGCAGTGCATTCCTTCCGTTATTTGTTTCAAGATAATGTCCGTACTTTTCCTTTCCCATTTCAGCGCGTGACTGCAGATCTTGTATCACATAATCCAGTACTTTTGTTTTACCTTTGTGAGGCTGTACAGTCTGCTTGCAGATAAAATCAATATCATTGGTAACATGGGAAAGTTTTGGTACACATAAGGTATTATTTTTATAAAACACTGCCTTATCACTTATTTTATCCGTTAAATCATTAATTGCAGTTTTGCTTGTGGCGCCTTCTCCATGCAAAGTCTGGTTTTTAGTAAATGCAAGCCCATCGATTTCCTCACCTCCGGTATATGCCGGGCACTGCACAATCGCATGGTTAAGAATACCAAGAATTATATTCATTTCTTTATCGGATATTGAATCAATGCAGTCTTGCGCCTGTCCGTCATATCCGTCACGTTCCTCGCCGATATCAAATAAATACTTGACATCGCATCTTGATAAGCTTTGCTGATTCACTTTATTTGCAACAAAAAACCTAAGACCGGATTTATCAAAATCAGGTCTTTCCAAATCCTCGGCGTCGTACAATCCTGATGGATCTTCATCACTGATTACTTTTGTATCCGGCAGCAATCTGCTAAGTTTAATCATTTTTTACCACCTATTTTGTAGCAGTTGTTAAATTGTCTATGTATTTTAAAAATACATATGCCTTGTTAAAATTGCAAATCGCCTCAAGAGGTGATTTACCAAGAAGCACGCACCACATATTGCCTTCTTTCTGTATGGATGGCTTAAGAGCCGAAAACATGGAAAGCTCTTCGGTAATCTGTGCGGCGCGAAAACGGCTTTCGTGCTCCATTTCCTCATTATGCTGCCTTTGGTTTGCATTGTGCAATCCATATAAAAGCTCATATAGTTGTAATCTACGTTTTCTTTTTCTGACCAGATAGCGGCCATAATATCGCCCCATGCACGATATGAAAAAGTAGCGGCTTTCCCGTCGCTGAAAAGCGGAGCACCCTCCGGGCTGTTTTGGTGCCAATCGCCGCCATGTTTGAGTTTTTTTTCTAAGATGTATTTCCTGAATGCCTCAGCATATTCTTTACCGGATTCTGTAAACATTTCAGCATAGTCTTTCCATCGCATTCCATCCGCAAAATATCCGCCGAGGCCACCGATGGTTTCGCCGTATTTATCAACGAGCTTGTCAGCTTCTTCGTAGGGAATCATTTTTATTACTTCCATGCTTTTCTCCTTGCGGTCTGTCCGCATAAGCGCCCGCTGCTTGTGCGGCTAAAGCGTCCATCCAACATATTTTATACGGTTCCGTATAACATCCTAATATTATTCAGAAAAAAATCACTCTTTTTATTCTGTGCTGGAAAAGTGTTTCTTCTCCAGTAAGACGTTTTTTGCTGTCGTAATAAGACAGTGAACTACTGACAGCCTAAAGACAGTCAGCTTCGTGTTTCACAGACGCAAGTTGGTTCCCGGTACTTAAAGCACTTAAAACCAGAGCTTCCATCTCCGCACGCTTGAAATTGGTGTGTCCCACACCTACATTATGCTCATAAAACCATACCATATCAAGTGCGGCATGAACATCCCTGTCCATGTTTACTCCGCATCCGCATGTGAACGTCCTGTCCCATACCTTCATATCATCATGATACTGACCGCATGAAGTACACAACTTTGTAGTCGGCACAGTTTTTGAAAGTACTATAGTCTTAGGGTTGAGCATAAGTTTAGCCTTTACTCTTCCCATAACTGAATGCTGTACCGCTTTTCCGTGGTTGCCCTTCATCCAGTTTGAAAGCTGTTCGTCCTGAATAACAATGGTTTTGTATTCATTGAAATAAGCAGTTATCTTATTGGCAAGATCGTTCTTCCGGTTTGTCATCTTCTGATATTCTTTCCTTATCTGTCCTACTGTCCTGTACCAGTTCTTTGAACCTTTTATCTGACGTCTGTTCATCTTTGCTGAAAGACGCTTTATACGTTCACTTTCTTGAATTGACGCAGGTATTTTTTCCCCTTCACTTGTCGTAAAGGCAGTAGAACACCCGAAGTCTATACCTATAACTTTACCATTGTCTTCTTTCTTTACAATACTGCTTTTTGCCTGATATGTAGTAAACTGCACATAATACCCAAGAGGTGTATTCAGCAGTTTTGCATTGGCATATTCAACGTCAGTACCATAAAACTGGTTCATACCGTTAACCGTAACCGTACCAGAGACACCCTGCAACTTTATCCTCTTTGATGATACTATCCTATGCGTCTTGCCGTACTGTTTAAAGTTAAGTGACTTAACTTCGCTTACGAATTTAAGTTTTCCTCCTTTCTGCAATCCTTTCTTATTCAATGAACTTATAGTCCTTATATTTGCTATCATTTCAGACTGAACACACTGCTTAACTGATGCAGGAATATATTTAAGTTCTACTTCTACATCATGCATATCTTTATCTTTATGTGTTATTACGTTCTGTTTTGTATCATAGTCCCATATCTTGTTATCAGGGTTATTATTTGACCATGCAAGTATTGAGTTTTTAAGCCACTTTGCTTCAACGAACATCATCTTAAGCTGTTCTCGCTGTCTTTTGGACAGTTTGTTATCCTGAACCTTGACAGTGAAGACACGGCATATCTGCTCTGCACGTTTCTCATACGTATGCTTTATAGTTTCTGCTATATGTCTGTTTTTGTCTTCCCGTGCATCCATATAAATAATATACTATAAGTTAGTAGAAAATGTCAAGTACATTCATATATATATTGACAAATTATACTACATACGTTATATTTGATATATGGACAGATATCATACGCTTAATCATGAAAAATTCATAATAAGATATCATATCATATTTTCTACAAAATACCGAAAAAGATGTCTTTATATGATAAAGGATGATGTTGTTTCTTCAATGAGAAGGGCTGAATCGATGCAGGATAAGTGGAAAATAGAAGTTATGGAAACAGATTATGACCACATACATTTTATGATATCCGCAACGCCTTCATGCCGTGTCTGTGATATTATAAGAAGCCTTAAACAGG